TATGGGCTGCGCCCCCACGAGTGCGCTGAGCTGACCTGGCTCGAGGACGACTGGATCGAGGTCCACGACAAGACGAAAACCGGCGCTCGCCGCGTCACCCCATGTCCCAGCGCCTGGATCAAGCGTTTTGATCTGCGTGACCTCCCGCGCCCCACGCAAAGCGCCCGCACCCTGACCAAGGTCTTCAACGACGCCCTGGACCGGGCCCAGGTGACCATCAAGCCCTACAACCTCCGCCACGCCTACGCCCTGCGCCTGCTGTCCAAAGGCGTCTCCGCCGACCTCGGTGCCCGCCTGATGGGCCACAGCCTCCAGGTCCACCAGTCCACCTACCAGCGATGGATCGAGGGCGACCGGATTCAGAAAGCGATGCGCGGCATTTCGCTTTAGGTCGCGCTATGGTCTATCCAGATCCGGTTAGACCTGCGTGGACGAGATCCTCAACCGCCTAGATGCCCTCGAGCGCACCCTCGTGGCCCTGATCGAAAGCAAGCAGACCCCAGCCAGCAACGACTGGGTCGACTCCAAGGAGTTCTGCCGCCTTGTCGGCCTCAGGGACACCAAAGCCCTGGTGTACCAGATGTCCAAAGGCATCATCCACGGCCCCGCCATCCGCAACATCGGTACCGCCAAGCGGCCGCGCTACCGCTTCCACCGCGTGAAAGCTGTCAACCAGTTTCTGAATAGGACAGTCAGCGTCTGACGGTTTTCCAGTAGCGATCCTCTGCTTTGGCCTCCCAGGCTCGGTGCTGAGCGATCCGCGCCGAAGCCCGAGCATGCTTCTTACGCAGGTTCCAGTCCCCAAAGAACTCAGCGTCAGCGACGAGACGCTGGAGCAACCCATTCGGCAGCTTGCGCGCCACCTTCTCCAAGCGGTGCAGCAAAGCGGTCCTGGCTTCGAGCTCGGTCAACCGCCCACCGAGAACAACAGCTCGACGTAGCGCCGCCCATCGATTTGCATCCCGCGCCCATCACCAATCACGAGGCCGTCAAAGTGCTGCTCCAACCTTTCGGAGAGCACATCCATGACGGCCATCGCTTCCACAACCGGGTCCACGCTGAGGGATGCCTCGATGGCATCGATGATCTCCTCCATCAACACGCAGTAGAAGGAGCGATCAAGGGGCGCGCATTGTGGGGCCATGGGAGCAGCGCCACTAAACAAGGCTACGGATGCTCGCTATTTCGCATCCGCCCAGGTTTTGCCCCATGACACCTCGGCAACGATGGGCACATGCGTGCAAACCTCCGAGCCCGCCAGCTCCATTGACTCTTTCAGCACACCAGCCCAGTGCTCGGCACGGTCCTCGCGCACTTCGAGCACGATTTCATCGTGGACCATGGCGATGAGCTTGGCCTCACCCACCGGGGCTTGGACAACGTGGGGCCAGAGCTTGTCAATCGCGAGCTTGGCGATGTCGCCCGCGGTGCCCTGAACCTGGGTATTGATCCGGGTCGTGTACTTGTCGTTGAAGCCAACGAGCATGCGCCGGCGGCCAATAGCGGTCTGAACCGCCTTGGTGGTCTTGGTCCCTTCGCGCTGCTGCCAGGCATAGAGCGTCGGATACGCAGCCCTGAAGCCCTCGACGATCTCGCGGGCTTCGTCCAGCTCCATGTCGAGGCCGTACTGCGAGACCGCCTGCTTCTGCAACGTGGCCGGCCCTGCGCCATACAGCAACCCGAAATTGGCCACCTTCGCTGAGGTTCTGGCCTCCTTGGTGACGTCCTCGAGGGCGACACCGGTCATCAACGCCGCAGTCTCAGTGTGCAGATCGCGCCCGGCCCGATACGCCTCCCGCATCTTTTCTTCCCCCGAGAGCTCTGCAGCCACACGCAGCTCGATCTGCGAAAAGTCCGCCACCACGAGGACGTAGCCCGGCTCGGCAACGAATTTGCTGCGGAAATCCTTGCTTCGATTGACCTGCTGAAGGTTGGGCGAGGCCGCGCTCAGACGGCCCGTCTCGGTGCCCATCTGCCTGTAGTTGCAATGGATCCGGCCATCCGGCCCGATGGACTCCAGGAGCTTTTCAATGTTCGAGACCTTGGTGACCGCGGTCTTCCAATTCATGTACTGATCAATCAGCTCGTAGTCCTTGCGCAGGAACGCCAACAGGTTCTGATCCAGGCTCGGGGCGCCCTTCTCGTCGGGAGGCAGCATGATCCCGGCCTGCTCAAAACGCAGTGCCATCTGCTGTGTCGACCGCGGGTTGAAGCCCTTCAACAGCTTTGTCCCCTTGCGGATGGAACCTGAATCCTTCTCGCGGGTATTGATGCTGTCGTCCTTATCCCGCGGCAGCCACGAGTGCGGATCGTTCGGCCGGTTCGCTCGGATCTCCTTGTCCAGATGCTCCAGAAACAAGGTCTTCAGACCCTCGGCCTCCTGGGTCAGCGACAGCCGCAGTTCCTCTGCCCCAGGTTTGTCGAAGCCAAACCCATGCCACTGCATGGTGGCAATAGGACGGAGCACCCGCATCTCCAGCAAGAACAGATCCCAGAGGGTGTAGTCCCCGCGGACATGTTGTCCCTGCAACGTCTCGGTCAGTTCCTCCGCCAGAAAGGGCAGACAGATCACATCGCGTGCCGCGTACTCGACCATCTCACGAGTGATCTCTCCGCCCCAATCCGCCTTCTGTAACTCCTTGGGAAGCTCCAGCTTGAGAACCCGCAGCACCAAAGCCCCGAGGTCGTTTTTATGACTGGTGCCGTTATTGACGATCTTGGCCGCCACCATTGTGTCGAACAGACCTCCCCCGAGGATGATGCCTTCCCCCCTCAGGAAATTGAGATCGAATGGTGCATTCTGAAGAACCTTCGTCTTCCTGCTCTGCAACAGAATCCGTAATTCCGCCAGTCCAGGTGAATCCCAGGGCACGAAGCGCTCGCCTTCGGCACGCCACCCATCCAGGTCAACAATCAGTGCGAAATCTTTAGTTCCGACCTGGATCAGGCGAACCTGATTCACCAACGGATCGAGGCCGGTGGTCTCTGTGTCGACCGCGAGAACGCCCTCAACACTTGCGAGTTCAGCGATCCGACGCTTCATCAGGCCGACCTGATGGGGCCCCTGAACGAAGTCGAAATCCAAACGGGTCAGTGCCTCGACCCTTTCCTGCGTTTTTAGCGATGGCATCGTGGTTTAACGGCGTTTTGTGGATGGACCACCTCTCGCTGAAATTTGCGGAGCAATCCGCGCTGCGCATGGTGGATAGCTGCACCGACCTCGAGCAGCTCAAGGCTCTGACCCGCAGCCTGGTCAGCGGACATTTCGAGGCCAAAGCCCTGATCTGCCTGCTGATGGAGCAACAGCTCGCGGCAATGACCCGAGATCGGTGTGAAGGGTGCCCGTCCGTTTTCGGAATTGATCAGGCGCCAGCAAGCTGAGACTTGAAGCGGCGCAGCGTCTCAACCAGCCAAGTACGGCGATAGCTCTTGACCTGACGAGGAGCGCCGTCGACAAACTGCTGGCGGGTCGGGGGCTCTTCGCCGAAGTCCTCGCGGTAGGCGTTCGCCACCAGGATCCCTGCGGAGCGGTACTTGGTCCGGGGCAGCACCTCTTGGAACACCTCCATCCAGGCGTCGCTCAGCGTCAGCTCGTCCTCGCCAACCAGAGCCGGGACTGAACCCGAGCTCGCGGAGAGCACGTTGCTGCGCACGATGTCCTTGAACAGCAGCTCATCGCGCTGGTCCATCCCACCGAGCTTCTCGAACAGAGCCACGCTCCGCTCCACGAGGGCGACGACCTCGGCTGCTCCCAGACGCGGAGCATCCACAACCGCAGGTGCCGGAGCACCCTGGACGGACTCCAAAAACCAGCCGTCCATCCACACGGCGAACGGCGCGCTGATCCACCGAGCCAGGTCAACAGCGACTTGGGGATGAACCCAAGTGCCACGCCCATCGTTCGGGCCAGTGGTGATCGAGGTGAAAAGGCGGTCGGTCGTAATTCCGACCGACCCCTCCAAAGCGTCCAGATACTTGTGGCAGCGGTCGGTCTCGAAGTAGTGCTTCCACTCCTTGCCGTTCGCCCGGCACATGGCCGTGGCGTTGACGAAGCCGTCAGTGGTCCGGCGGCTGATCGGGGTCCCGTTCCAGGACCGCGACACCAGCTTGTTGTTATCCATCGAGAAGAAAGACATGTAGGTTGTGCGGAGCCCTGCTCCGGATGTGGTTGTCGGAGCGGCGCGGCCACCAGCGGTGAACGGTGGTGACGCAGGGGGAGGGGTTGCAGCCCCTCCCTTTGCCGTATCTGGTCAGCCTAGCCCCGATTCAGGAACTGCAAGCAGTCGTCCACACCAGGGATAGGGGCATGGGGCTCAGCCAGCCCTAAACCCAGCGTCGAACTCGTCCCAGTCGACGGCGACCTCGGGCATCGGCTCCTGCTGCCATGCCGCCGGCGACGCCTCCGAGGTCGGTTTGGGGTGACTGATTTCCCCCAAATCCCGGATTTCCGGCAGCTCGTCGGCCGCCTGGGTGTCGTCCTCGGGGGCCCTTATACCGAGTGTGGGCGTGTCCATTGTCCATCGTTCCTCGAGATCGCCCTCGGGGACTGGGTTTGAACGATGGACACTCGTTCCGGATTTGGTTGGTTGTCCATCGTTATTCGGAATGGGTTGCACCGCCTCAGAACGATGGACATCATCCCCTGCCGCCGAGCTCGTGTCCATCGTTCCTTCGTTCTCCTGCAATCGATCTCGGGGAACGATGGACAAAAGACCCTCCGTAGCAGGCAACGCACGCGCGCGAGAGGGAGGGAGTGTGTAGGAAGAGACCGGAGTTTTTGCCCCACCCACCGAGAGCGGTTTGCCCTGAACCAGAACGCCGTCGTCCACCCACCGTTCGAGCCAACGCTTTACGGTCCGGCTCGAGGGCGCCTTCCGGCCTTGCCCGGTGATCTCCCCGACCAACGACTCCCAGACCTGCTTCGAGGTCAGACGGTCCACGAGGTCGCCACCATCCGCACCCCGGGCCTTGAGGACGTGGTCTTTCACGATCCGCAGCGCCATGGTGTGGGGCTCTGGATCCCCCTGGCCCATGTCCTCCCGCCGCTCGGTCGGGGTGTAGTCCCATACCGAGTACGCGAAGTCGTGGTCCCGCTCCACCACCAGCAGGTCGCCCTGACGCCCGAGCCTGGACTTCTTGATCTGGATCATCCGGCAGCTCGACGGCACGCGCCCCCGCTCACGCAGCGCCTCACGCTCATCCTCCGAGAGCGTCCTCAGGTGCCACTGCTCATCCACAGCGGCGATGAGGTAGCGCGTACCCCGCGCATCACCGTTGGCGTTGTCGTGGTGAATCCAGATGATCGAGGTCGCGGGAAACCCTGAATCCGCCGGATCGCCGTTCTTCTCGGCGTAGTAGTAGAAGGGCGACGCGAACGCCTTGTCCTTCTCCTCGACCTGCATCTTGGTGCTGCAGGAGCCGATGGAGTCGACGACCACGAGTGCGGGCTTGTACTCCTTGATCCACTGCCCAAACTCATGGGTGTGGTTGATCTGGAAGCCGCGCTTGACGATGAACCACCGGTCCTTGGCCGGGTCGATCCCGTTGTCCTCGCAGTCCCGCAGCAGCTTCGCTGGGTTCTGGTCGTTCTGAATCCAGAGCACCGGGCCCTGCTTCACCGGCAACTCGATGCCGCGAATCCGCATCGTTTCACCGCGTCCGACGACCTTGGCCAGGCCCATGCAGGCCGACGTCTTCCCGAGGCCGCCAGCCGCATGCAGCATCACCTGGGTCGGCCGCATCAACAGGTTCGGCACCAGGAACTGCATCTGCTCGACGTCCTGCCACCACTCCTTCTTCTGGTTGTTGCGACGGCTGTCCTCGTAGTAGCGGTACTCATCCATGGCAGCCAGACACTGCTGCCCGGTCAGACGGCGCCCCGTCTCCGCCGCCAGCCCCGCCATCCGGCCCATCCGGATCGCCGGGTTCAGCTCCTCGTCGTGGATCTTGATCAGCGCCTCGTGGAACTGGCGCTCATCCATCACCAGGCGCGGCGCCTCCTTGGTGATCTGCGCCCGCGCATCCTCTGGGTAGTTGAAGCCGAGCTTGGTAGTGATCTCCGCGACGTACCGCTCCAGGTCCGGGCCCTGAGGACGCTCGGCGTAGAGGTCATTGACCGTGACCTTGTGAACGAAGTCGAGGACGTCGCCACCAACCCCGCACGCCTTGCAATCCCAACAGCCCGACTCAGCCGAGTACTGGAAGCTGGTGCCTGACTGCCCGCCATGCCATGGGCATCCGGACATCATCTGGGGCTTGTTGCCACCCCGCTCCTTCCACCCGTACTTGTCGAAGACCGGGTGGTTGAAGACCAGATCATCCAACCGAGGCCGCAGCAGGCGCTGGACCTCCTCCTTGAAGAACCAGCCCCGAATCTGCCGTGACGGAATCGCCGTCTCCCCGAGCTCGGCATCCAGCGCCTTTTGGTCGGCATCGCTCAACCACTGCACCGGTTTACGGTGGTCCCGCAGGACATCGAGCACCCAATCCGGTGCCGGCGCAACCTTCGCTTCGTTGTAGTTCAACCAGCGATACGGCTTCCCTGTGTCGGGGTGGGGTGAGCCCGGCACCACGCTCTGGCACTGGTTGAAGCGCAGCACCACCTCCTCGTATTGAGGTGCCTCGCTCGCCTCGGCCTTCCCGGCCTGACGTTCGACATCGCTGTGCCCCAGGTGCCAACTGCCGTCAGCACGGAGGATCAGCGTCTTGACGTGCCGGAGCTCGGGGACAATCGAGGGCGGCACCCGGTACAGCAGTTGCCGACGCCCCGGCTTCCCCGACGTCCACGACATCGTGCGCTCTTCCCCGAGCGCGTCGTAGTCCTCGCCAGCGGCATCCTTGTATCGGCCGTCCGCCTCCGGCCCATCAATATCCAGAGCGATCAGGCCCCCCGAGAACTCCCCGGTGACAACACCGAGGCCGGCGTAGGCCCTGTTCGTCTTGTAGGCATCGATGCAGAGCTCCCGGGTCAGGGGCTTGGTGCTCCACTCCTTGACGAAGGTCGCCTTCCCTGCCACGGGGACAAAGGTCCACCACTCGGGGAAAACACCCTCCCGCAAAAGATCGATGGCGCGCTTCCCCTTGTCCGGGGACGCACCGCTTGCAGCTGGAACAGCAGTCATGTAAGTTCTGGACGCTTGAGACTCGTCCCATCAGGACGCCACAGCCCCCGCCCCTCGACAGGCCGGGGGCTTTTTGCTGGTCGGCGTCCATCCAGGACAAGCCACCGTAACGGTGCAACCAGAATCGGACAAGCTGCAAAACCTGCGTATTTTGTGGAAAAGATGACGAGTTGGGCCGCAACCTTTTAGGGTTGGGTCGATCTCCTGAAGCCTTCAGGCGTAGAACTGGTGCCCAACCACACCGTTTCAATGGCCCAGCCTCGACTGGAACGGGACGTTGCCCCCCGCGACCAGTTCGACCACGGGGTCAAGACCTTCGCCCTGCTGTTCACCCGCTGGATGGACACCAACGGCTGGTCCCACCCAACGATGGTGACCCTGGCCAAGTCATGCCTGGATGGCACCGGCTGGCTCCACAGCAGTCAGATCAGCGGCCTCCGCCACGCCAAGCTGCTGAGCCCCGGCCCCAGAACCTTCATCGCCATCGAGCGACTCAACTTCTATATCCACCGCTACGCCACCGCGAAGAAGCTCCTGCCCGGCACCCCCGGCAGCAACCTCTACGCCAAGGCGTACGCCATCACCGAGAACGGCAAGCCCCCCGAGCTCGGCTGGTGGGTCGAGGTCTTCTGCGGCCAGCGTGTCCCCAAGGACATTGACCTGCGCCAGACCTTCTTCACCGACGATCAGGCCACCAAGCTCTCCAGCACCTGGGCCGGAATGATCCGGAAGCTGATGATGCAGAAGGACATGGACATCATCGTGGAGCTCGACCGGGTGATCCGCGAGAGCTACCCCGCCAAAGACGCGGAGCGCGTGAGCCGTGTCGCCAGCGTCATCCAGAACCGTGACACCTGGAATGCCCAGGAACTGGTGAACGAGCTCCCCGCCATCAGCAACCTGACAGCCAGCCTGGGCGGCCCCAAAACCGAAACCGAACTGCTCCGCGCTCTGAACGACTGACCCAGCGCAACCTGCCACCACCCATGGTGGCAACGGGTGCTTGCACACCATATGGGGCGGCTAGATTAAGGGGACTGCTTCTAGTTCGTGGACGTCCCCTCCTTATTCGCCACCGCTCACGCCACCCGCCCCGCGAAGGCGATTTCCTGGGAGTACAAGCACCTGTGCGACGTCGAGTTCATCGGTGAGCAGGAGCAGCGTTTCGCCCGGCTGATCTACGAAGAAGACGAGAGCGGAGAGATGCACACCCTGGTCTGCGGACCGGAGAGTTTCCACCATTTGACCCCCTACATCGCTGACTTCCGCGCCTGGAAATCAGACCCATACGCCCACGAAAACACTGTCATTCCAATCGTTCTGAGCCCCTGCGGCCGCGCTGAGTTCAGCCATGCCGGCGCCGAGCACGATCACCCCGATCTGACCAAGCGCAGCGCCCAGGTCAAGCTCGTTTCCCAGGTCGCTCACCAGATCCGGAAAGCCGCCGAAGCCCGCGGTATGACTGGAGCCGAGCTCGTCATGACCGCCCTCCTCAAATCTGCATCCAAATCCGGTTGACACCACGGGGCAACCTGTCTAGGCTGACTTCAGTCGACGTTTTGGAGTGAGCACCAAGCACCGTCTTTACGGCGAGCTCAAGCGCAAACGGCATCTGTATCTCACAGATACCGCCCACACCCATCTCTCCGACCTGGCACAAGGCAAGGGCTCTTCGCCATCTGAGGTCTGCGAGCAGATCATCCGGCACCACGCCACCGCCATAGCCATCCCATCAACCCCGCCATCTGGAGGCACATGACTACATCATTCATTTCCATGGAGCTCGTCGAGGAAATCTCGAAAGAGAGCTCATCTGGTGGTCGCTACATCAATCCCCCCAAAATCGAGGGCGAGAAGCGGATGCGCTTCTTCGGGGAAGGGATCACAGGTTGGGAAGCCTGGAGCACTGACAACAAACCCATTCGCTGGGAAGTGAAGCCTTCCGAGTTCCCCGCCAACATCCGTCGTGATGACGGCAACGTGAACTGCAAGCGCTTTTTGATGGGTCTGGTCTACGACTACGAAGAGAGCGGCTTCAAGATCCTGAACATCACCCAGCGCACCTTGATGGACCAGCTGTTCCGATTCATCAAGGACTCGGACTACGGCGACCCTTCCGGCTACGACATCAAGATCAGCCGGACCGGAGAGGGCCTCAAGACCGTCTACACGCTGGTAGCTGCACCGCCCAAGCCAGTCGCCAAGGAGATCGAACGCGCCTACGAAGGTGTTAACTGCAACCTTCCCGCTGTGTTCGATGGCGACGACCCTTGGGCTGAAGCCACTGCCTGAGTTCACCAGTTCATGAACGGGGTGGGCCTCAACCCGCCCCCTTCGTTACTGTTGATCAAAGCTTTTCGCCCATGTCCTCCAATCAGCCGCCTCTTCTGCACGTCTATGCACGGAATGTCGAGCACTGTGCGTTCAAGCGCGGTTGGTCGACACCTCGGTTAGCGACGGAACTGGGCGTCACTCTCAACACCCTCAACCGCATCCGATTCGGCCGTAGTCGTTACCTCGACCCCGAGGTCTTCACCGCGTTGCTGGAGCTGTTCGGTTGTGAACCCAACGACCTCCTGCTCCCCCAGCCCGGCATTGACTACGCCATCACTGACTGAACGTCTCCGGGCTCTCCCCCGCTACGAGCCCGTCCGCACTCACGAGGGCGATGAGCGTCTCTACGCCACGCCCGTCGGCTCCTGCCCCTCTGTCACCACAGTCCTCTCCGGCTCGCGTGACAACTCCGGCCTCGAAGCCTGGCGCGAATCCGTCGGCCACGAGCGCGCCGACTTCATCAGTTCCCTGGCTTGCTTCCGGGGAAACAACCATCACCTGGCAATCGAGCAGTACCTCACCGACGGCACCGAGCCCGGCTTCGACTTCCTCCAGACCCCGTACTGGAAGAGCACCAAGGCGTTCCTCACCACCGTCGAGAAGCCCCTACTCCTCGAAGGCGCGATCTGGCACCCCGACGGCTTCGCCGGCACGCTCGACTGTGTCGCCTACCTAGCCGAGGACGGGCTTCAACCCACCCTCCTCGACTGGAAGACCGCTGACACCCCGCGCAAGCCGGACAAGATCTACGAGTACTCGCTGCAGTGCGCGGCCTACGCAGCCGCAGCGAACTACGTCTACGGGCACCTGGGTCTGCACATCACCCAGGCCAAGATCGTCATCGCCATCGCGGACTCCACTCCGCAGATCGAGACCCTCGACGCCCGCGCCCTCGAGCAGCTGTACAAGCACTTCCTGGCGCGGCTGAAGCGCTTCACCTTCGCCCGCAATCGGAGGCGCAAGGGATGACGGACGCCCCCACCAAGGTTGAGGACTATCTCACCTCCGCCATCGCTGGCTCCCTTGTTGGTCAAATTGCCGCCCAACGCCGTATCTCCTTCGGCACGCTCCTGGGCCCCGACCGCGACGGCGAGAGCCCCGAGCTCCGCGCCCTCTCCGACGAACTCACCGAGCTCGGCATCGACCCCTCGTTGATCGCCAACCACAGCCTGCTCGCCCTCGTCGCCCTCTTCGCCCAAGAGCACAACGCAGATCTGATCGTCAGCCAGTACACCTCCCTGCTCTGGACGATCCTCGGCGACCCCAAGAGCGGCAGCCCTCCCGAGATCTACCGCCGCGCCGGCTGCGCAATGCACCTCGCCCTTCTGGGCATCCTCGACCCCTCTTTCGTCGACAACGCCACCCAACCGTGACGCACCCACCTCGTCTGATTGGTCTCTACAGCCCGGCCCCCCGCTCCGGCAAAACCACCATCGCCCGCTACCTGATCGACGCTGGCTACGAGACCGTCTCCTTCGCCCAGCCCATCAAACGGATGGCCACGATCCTGCTGATGGAACTGGGGCACGATCTCGACACCATCGAGAACCTCCTCGAGTACGGCAAAGGCGACACCATCCCCGGCATCAAGACCAACCTCCGCCACATCCTCCAAACCCTCGGCACGGAGTGGGGCCGCGACTGCATCCACCCCGATGTCTGGCTGATGTGCTGGGAGCACGCCGCCACCCGCCAACTCAACAACGGCTTCAACGTCGTCTGCGACGACATCCGCTTCCCCAACGAAGCCGCCTTAATCCGCCGCCTTGGTGGCGAAATCTGGTGCGTCACCCGCCCCGGCACCGAGCGCGGCACCTCGCACTCCTCCGAGGGCTCCCTCGACAACTACCCGCTGTTCGACCGCCGGATCCTCAACGACGGCACGTTGCTCAACCTCTACGACCGCATCCAGTCCCTGACCACCTACACCC